AGCGGCAACGAAAACGGCAACGTTGCTTGGTCATTGGGCGCATCGTTTACGCGGCCCATCGACAATGCTTTCTTTTATCAAAACGTTGCGGCAGTTAAATCACTCGCGGACTATATTGGCACGTTTTCAAACACGCGTTTTGCGGACTCAAACACTTACATTATTCAGGCGTCGGCGCAGTCTGGGTTGTTGTTTAGTTTTGTTGACTGCACCACTTTTGGCGTAAGTAAAATCAATGGCAATACTGGCAACTACGAGCAGCTAAAAAGCATCAATTACACGATTACGGATTCAGGCGGCACGGGGCTTACTGGCGCAAAGTTAGCGGTTTACGATAACGTAGGCGGGGTACAAGGAGGAGGCGTAAAAACTAGCTCAAGTGGTACAGTCGATATCGTTAATGCAAGATTCTTTCGAAAAAGCCATAATGTTTCAACACCAATTAATTATGCTCCTTTTGATATCCGAATCCGCAAGTATGGTTATACATACCTTGGGTTTCAATCTGCGGTAAGCGAACCAATTAAGCAGGAGGTTAGGCTTGCAGATAATGGTGAGTTAGTATCAACAGAGGCGCAGGCGTCAGCGATTGCGGGCATTGCGTTAAACTTTACTACTGAAACGATCACGATAACGCAGGATGCTGACACACAAAAACTTTACGATTATTACCAGTACCAACTAGCCCAAACAGCCAACATGGTTTATGCCGAGGATTTAGTGCGTACAGGCAATTCGTTTAACTTAGATGATTGGAACATGACCGTTGACGGTTGCACTTACACCGGCGATGCGACTACTACAGGGTTAATAACTTTATCTAATGGGGCAGTATTCACAGGCACTCGAACAGACGCCAATGGCACAGTATTACCGTTAAGGAATGTTTCGGTCACGGGTTTGTCGGCAGGCTCAAGAATTAGAATTTACAACGAGACAACATCGACACAGGTTTACAACGCAGGGGTGGCCGGTACAAGTTACACAGCGTCTTACGCGGAGGGCACAGGGTATTCGGCAGGTGACGTACTAAATGTACGTGTAGCTAAGATTGACAAGCTAGAGTTTGTGACAACAGTTGTTGTAACGTCTACAGGATGGTCAGCTTTAGTATCGCAAGAAAGTAATGCGGTATACGCGGCACACGGGGTAGACGGTTCGACAGTTACCGGTATTAGCTGGGATAGCGGCAACATGCAGTTTGACTTCAACGAGGCAGACAATGTTATTGAAGGCCCAGACATAGGCGCTTGGTACTACTACTTTATCACAACCGAGACAGGTATTGCCGAGGCTTTTCAGGCGTTAGTTTGGCCGCAGATAAATCGAATTACCAATGTGACAGGTAAGGTTGCTATAACTTTTGACAACATTAAATCGACTCCGCTACAAATTAATAATTTGTGGGTGGACAGAGACGACGGTGCGAGCATCATTGCAACGGCAAGCGACTCGATACAGATAAACCCCCCTGCTGTGTTTGTAAAGTCTTTAGATAATATAGCAACCAACCTTATTACAATGAATACAGGTATTCAGAAGTCAAGTAAACTCATACCGTACAACACAGACATAACTTAGGGGGTGTTAATTGCAAACTAAAGTACAGCCAATCGACAGCAAACAGAAGTTATTGTCTGGGCCGAACTTACTGGCCGAGTATTTTGCTAAAGTTGGGGAAGCCAACAACAAATCCTCAGTAGATATGGCTCCCGCGATGCAGAAGGTAGCGTTAACCGCGCAAGCCCCTAACGCCGATTACGTGCAGATAGGCAACACCGCTTTCCTAGGTGTTATGGGGACTAAGAAAGGTGCCGGACGAGTTATGGTGAGCGTGTACAACGTGGACACCGTGGACAACTTTATAATAAACCTACTGAAGTACAACAACTATATGTTGGATAAAAATATTTCAGAGGCGTTTTTTGTGTTTGGGAATTATAACTCTCTAGGCAAGATAGTGAATATGGCCAGCAAGATCATCCAAGGTCTCGGGGGTAACGCCGTGTTAACTAAGGGGAAGGACTCTACGCAAGCATCCGTACTAATATCCCCTACTAAAGAAAAAATACCCTCAGAAAACATACCCAAACTCGGCGCGTTAGTGAATAAATACAGGAATGGGTTGACGGAATTACGTGAGGCTGCCCAATGAGCACTATTGTACGTGCAGGAAAAGTTAGCGACGTAGCTGCTATATATAGGCACATAGGGCAGTTTCACCAAGAGTCCCCCAAATACTCAAAGTTCCCCCTTGTTGAAGAAAGGATGCGCGAGTTTCTAGTACGGGCGGTACTTAAAGATCGAGCCTGTGTGTACGTAGCTGAGAATGCCGACGAGGGGATAGTGGGAGTCATCGTCGGGGTTGTGGAAAAACAATTCTTTAGCGATTACTTAATACTATCTGACGCATTTTGGTATGTCGCCCCGCGGCATAGAAGCACTGGTGTAGGCAAGAAAATGATAGCTCCGTTCATCGCTTTTGGTGAATCTATGCAGTGCGGCGATATTCTTATAGGAACTACTACAAACATACTCCCAGAAAGAACTGGAGCGGCTTTAGAGAAACTAGGCTTCTCTATGCTGGGTACTGTGTACTCCTACGACGGAGGAGAGTAGGTATGTGCGGCGGGAAGCTCGGCGAACTCACAGGGCTAGACGACAGTTTTATCTACCGAGGGTTTAAGTCTTTTGAAGAAGAGGTACTTGATGAGTTTCTCGGATTAGGTGGAGTATATGACGCTGTTCAGGACGTAGGCGATGCCTTTGGTGGGGCAATAGAAGACGTATACGAGTTCCAACAAGATTTATTTGAAGACGTGTTATTCAAGCCCGTTGATTGGGTTGTTGACGGCGTTGAGTGGGCGAATGAAGAAATATTGGAACCCGCGATCTCGTGGGCGTACGAAGAAGTAATAAAACCTGTTGGTGACTTTGCCGAAGGTTTTGTCAAAGGATTGGCAGACGACCCACTCGGATCGTTAGCTAAGATAGCCCTTATAGCGACGGGGAACTTCCACTTACTCCCGCTTGTATCCGGCGCACAGACAGCGATTAACGGAGGGGACTTCGGCGACGTTTTGACAACTGTAGCAACCGGATACTTAACCCAAGGCGTTGGAAGCTACTTCGGAGATGTGACTGGGGAATTTATTAGTGGTTCGGGGTTAGGAGACGCTATAGGGCAGGGAGCGACGGACTTTATAGGGACAGCAGTAGGGCAAGGAGTAGCTGGTGCAACAACTGCGGTTATCTACGGGGAAGACCCGCTTGACGCTTTTATAAACGGCGGGCTGACTGCTGCGGTAGGTGCAGGACTAGGGTTTATAGCAGAGAAAACCGGTTTTAACGGCAAGTTTAACCAACCCAAGACAAACGTGAACGGGGACGTGATAGGGACAGACGGGAACGTAATACAGTACCCCCCACCTGCGGGGTCTAGCGTTAAACCTGCTATGGAGCTTAAACCTCTTCCGCAAGCTGCACAAAACATGATAGGCGCGACTATATCCGCAGAGTTACAAGGGCGGGACGTAACTGCGGCGGAGCTTAACAACGCCCTAGCCAGAGGTATAGTAACAACAGAACTAGTCGGGGGTGGATTAGAAAAGTTAGGTATATCCCCGACCAACGATTTAGCGTTGAGTTACATTACTCGTGCGGCGCAGCGCACCGCTGGACTTGTTTTGACAGATGGGCTTAACGAGCAAACTGGGCAAGGTGCAGCGGAGTACGCAAAATCCGCGCTAGACCAATACGCTACAGACCTGTTCTATCAACAAAACGAAGATTTTATAAAGAACATACTCCCAACGATAGGGGGCAAGCTAAAAGAGTTCTTTACTAGCACGGAGGAAGCGGGGAACGATTTCGTCGGTGTACAAAATGAATACAACGATGCAAAGGAGGCTCTGCTTCGGGATAAATACTACCTATCCGTAAATGCGCTAAAAGACTTACAAGACCCTGAGTCGGCAGGAGACTTACAGAACGTTATCCAAAGATACGCCGAATTCATGGGGGAAATAGACCCGATTGACTCCTATAAGATTGAGTCGCGTCGTATACCGGGCACGCAACAATATGAAGATGTGGCGGTGTTGGACTACGATAAATTTAAAGCTGAAGAAGCAGCGTTCGTTGAGTCTATAAAAGAGGAATATCCTAACATAGCGAGTCGTTGGGGGTCGTCTGCGGATACCACGTATGCGGTGCCTAACTCTGTAAGCGACTTACTATTACGTGCCACTTACCAATATGAAGGGGAAGGCACTACAAAAGGATTTAACCCTGCGAATGAAGACTATGTGGCGAAGCAAGGGCATGGATTTATAGGCGACGACGGGCAGATATACGCTGACGAGTCATCCGCCGCTACTAACAATGGCGAGGGTAATTACTACCGAGTGGACAATTCGTACCAGCCTGCGGTGTCAGGGAAACAATCGTTTAACCCAGTAATAGCTAGTAAGGCTCACGCGGTATCTTTTTGGAAAGATGCTGTCCAAGACGCAGATGTAATGGCGCAGTTGTTCGCGCTACCTCCAGAGTTTACTTCGCAGGAACAAGTAGACGCTTACAACGAAACAAAATATAACTCCCTGTTTGGTTTAGGAACCACCTACTTCGATTCAGGGGAAGGTAGTCCGACCAAAACCGCTTTTGACGAGAAGTTAGCAGAATTTAATCGTACGCAAGAGGCGTACACGACTGGGCAACAAGACGTAAGTGACGCTTATCAGGAGTACTACACTGCGTTGGACGACTTAACAGTCGAGACAAATAAGATACAAGACGAGACCAATATAGGACTTATAAACGAACGTCTTGGGCTAGATATTGACCTCGATACATATAGAGAGATAAACAACTTAGACAGGACAATAAGTGTCGTCAATGACATCCAGTTCCGTGGGATGCAGGGGAAATCTTTCTTCTCTGAAGAAGAGGCGATAACAAAACGCACCACCGCGATAGACGCTATTCTTGGCGAAGGGGGGTACGACCAATTCGACATATCCCCTGAAGAACTCGACAAAGTTATATCGGACAGGTATGGGGACGGCGGCATGAGTGCCGAAGACGTAGACGCTTTACTTAACGACACGTCGTTACGTAGAGGATTAGTTGACGAGGTTAACTACACAATAGTCTACGACAATTACGTAAACCAAGGCATCATCGAACGCGGCGATGCTCTACCTGTTGGTATCGCTGACGGCGATGACCTGTCTCAAATATACGACGAAGCGGATCGTATACTAACAGGTCGAAAAAACGACGTGGCTTTCCGAGAAAAAGAACTCCCCTACTACGCGGAAGGCGTGACCGCAGCCAATGTAGCAAATGGTGAAGCTAGGGTGTTCCGTGACGAGAACCAGAACCTTTACTACGGTCTGACCGGCATAAACACCAGCGGGCTAGAAGGGGGTGGTAGCTATGTAACGTATTCCCCTGAGTTTGGAGCCGTGCTAACAATACAGTCGATAAACGAAGACGGTAACTTAGTGCAGGTGACAACAGATACAGACGGCAACCCACTAGCCCCACCAGAGATACAAGATGTTGCTGTAACTGGATATAGAAGCATTGGGGATCAATTTATTGCCGATATGCTCGACGAGGGCAATACTGACTTTGCAGTTAAGTACGCCGCTAACAACGAATACACCGGAGACCAAATACAGTTTGTAGAGAACCTCGGTAAACTTATAGACAACAACGTCATTGGCGGGGACACAAGTGTCCAGAACTTTGTGGGCAACGCCCTACGCGCTACTGGAGGCATCTTATCGGCGTTTAACGGGGTAGTTATTTTAGCTGGGGTAGCTCCTACAGGCACAGCGTTGTCAAACTTTGCCACTCAGTTAGTAGATTTAGGCGCTGAGACAAACACCGAAGATTACAAAGCGCAAGTAGAAGCCCTCAAAAACAACATGTCCGCAGAGTTAGATTTAGCGGAGGATGCTTCATGGGCGGAGCGAGCTTGGGCGAGAACAAAGCAAGTGGCCGGCGCTGCGGTAGACCAACCCAGTACGTTTCTTGCTGAGATGATTGGGGTAGAACTCCTTCAGGAAGTAGCCCCCCTCCTAGTTGGGGGCGGCGCTACGTTTGCGGCTAAAGCAGCGGGGTTTGTTGCTGCGAATGCTACTCGTGCGGGGCTTGCTGCGGGCGCAGTTACCGACCTTGCGGAGAGTTTTGGGGCGAATGCTACAGAAGCGTACCAACGAGCGTATGATCTGCAAATAGAGTTAGGCAGTTCTCCGGAAGCAGCAGACGCGTACGCCATAGATGTTGGCACCAAGGCAGGAGCGGTGGCCGGAGTAGCTACACTAGCTACACTACCTTTAGGCGGACTTGCGTTGGATAAAGTCGTACTCGGCAAAACCAACAACGTGTTTCTCGACGCAGCTAACGAGATTGCTACAAACCGCGTGCTAGAAGGAGGCCGTGTGTTATTAGGTAGCGGCGTCTCTGAAGCGGTAGAAGGAGGGCTTCCTGCGTATTATGTAGCCAAAGAATTGTACAAACTAGATCCAACTATCGACGTAGTAGACGAAGTGGCTTTCGCTGCCACACTAGAGGGGCTTGTAGGTACAGGGGTTAGCGGGGGCGTGTACAGCGGGTACCTTGCCGCAGGAGGAGTGGGTAATACAATCACTGATGCGGGTGGGTTAGTCGGAGGCGTGTTGCAGGACACCGGAGACTTATTCTCTAACACCATGATGAAACTTGACCCGGAATTAAACAAAATCTTGTCTGAATATGAGTCCGAGTATGACGCCGCGTTTGACAATTACCAGTACGGGCGAGGGATGAGCGGCTACTCAGGGCCAATAGACTTTGAATTTGACCCCACCCCATTCACTGAGGACATACAGAACCGGCTAACTGCTATTGGTATAGACGACACGTATACACAATCTAATGTATTAAGCGTTATCGACGGTAATTACTCCAACACCAAAGATATTGTGCAGGCTTTTGGCGAGACTGGGTACGTACCAACACAAGAGGACGTAACTCAGTTTGTCGCAGCGAATGATCCTAACGGATCGGACTTAAACGCTCGGGTATCTGGTTACGCAGATCCGCTATACTCAAGCGAGGAAGAAGTGTTACGGGCATACCAAGATGCAGGGTTAGAGTCCCCCACGCAAGAGGACGTGAACCGGTTCGTGGGTGTTGTTGGGGATACTTCCCTAGAAGACCAAATAGCCACGTACTTCCCTACAGCAACAGCAAACTCTCAGTTTACCCAGATGGGGGACGCTGTTTCTGACGTTAATACCAAGTTAGATGAAAGTGTCGATACCCTAAACGACACCATAATCGACACTGCTACCGATGTAACCACACAAATTACCACAGACATCGCTACAAGGCAGCAGAACAACGCCCTACGGCAAGCAGTTCGGGCGGGTATGCGTCAGGGACAAGTTAGCGTAAGTAGTGCACCTGCTAGGGAATTAGAGTATATTTACGACTTTAACAGCATTTTTGCAACCCCGGAACAGGAATCGTTGTTTTCAGTTAACCCTTTCTCCTCTTCAGAAGGTGGGGCAAGGCAGGCACTAAATCCTGAAGACTCAATTTTTGGGGGTATGGCGCAACCTTTGCGGTTTGCAGCTAAACGCGGTGGCCTAGTGCCGTCGTCCACTGATAAACTACTAAACATACTAGGTAAGTAACTATGGCTGAAGACAACGCAGAGGGGTCAAACCCGGGTACTTTTGGAGGATTCGGGGAATGGGTATCTAACACATTTGGCAATACAGGTGTACAAGATGTTGCGAGGTTGGCCGCTACTTACGGTCTTGCGAACAGTAGTTTTGCACAGTCTCAATCGAAACCTACTGGCTACCAAGGGACTATTCCTAGATACACTGCGTATCGTAAAGGCGTACCAACAGGATTGACTCGTGGCACCCTAGAAGGTGCGAACACTACAGATTACCAACGTGGGTTTAAATCGCCGCCTAAGATTACCCGCCAACAATACACTCCTTATGAGGAAAATCGTAGGCCGGGAGCGTACGGACGCAGGTACTTTACTGACACTACTTACGCCAAACAAGGCGACGACCTCGCTAACGAAGCAGCGCGTAGTCTAACGAACCGACAAGCGGAAGCCCTGTTTGACTTTAACGAGAACAACCCTATTCGTAGAGACGAAATGTATGACAGAGCTGCGGAAAATCGGGCGGCTAGAACAGAACAACAGTTTATGGAAGATATGCAAAACGCCTACGATCAAGGTGCGTCTCCGGCGGCTCCAGAAGGAATGGAGCAAGCCCCGACGCAGTACGCTGCTATGGCTGGGGGTGCGGGCGGCATACAACAACTTGCGGCGGGTGGCATAGTGGGTAGAAACAACACGGACACCTCTAAGAGTGCAGGTGGATTGTCCTCTATACTAGACCGAATACGTACGCAACAAGCGCAACCTGTGGCTGTAGTGGAGAAAATACGCCAACAACAGCAGGCTAAACCCCCACAACCACAGGCTAAACCCCCACAACCACAGGGTAAACCACCACAAATGCCGCAAGGCGGGCCACCACCACAAATGCCGCAAGGCGGGCCACCACCACAAATGGGGCAACGCCCTCCGATGCAGGGTCAACGTCCCCCACAACGCCCTCCGATGCAGGGGCAACGTCCTCCGATGGGTCAAATGCCTCAAGGTCAACGTCCTCCGATGCAGGGGCAACGTCCCCCACAACGTCCGATGGGGCAAATGCCTCAAGGTCAACGTCCTACAAATTTAGCCCGAGGGGGGCAGGTGCAAGCAGGAAGAGACGGACGCTATAACGCTGGGGGTATCGTCGGATTATCTATGGGGGGAACGGTTATGGACGAAGTTTATGGTAACGGGGGCAGGTACTTAAACGGTAGGACTGATGGTATGGCTGACCAACGGCCTGCTACAATAGACAACAACGCCCCTGCTGCATTGAGTGACGGTGAGTTTGTTATTCCGGCTGATGTTGTTAGTCATATGGGTAACGGCAACTCTAATGCAGGTGCCGATGCGTTATCCAAAATGTTGGAAGACGTACGTCAAGAGCGCACAGGTAGTACTCAGCAAGGTAGGGAAATAGATCCTACACAATTTTTTCCGACTAGGAGCTAGGTGATGGCAGATCCAGTACAATCAAACGGGCCAGCCCCAACAGCAAACGCTGGTCAACAACAACCGGTCGGCGAAGTGTTAGGTGGGGAATCCTCGCTGTCTAATTGGGCGGGGGCAGATATTACCGATATGCTCGGTAGGGCGCGGGCGCTAACTGAACAAGGGTACCAAGCGTACACAGGGCAGCTAACCGCAGATGAATCCGCTCTCCAGCAGCAAGCCTTTCAGGGGTTGGCAGGGTTATCGCTACCTACAGCAGAACAAGGCCAGTACAATCCGGGCACCTTTGATGCTGCGGCGCAACAACAGTATATGAACCCGTATCTTCAAGGTTCACTAAATCCACAACTGGAAGAAGCGCGACGACAAGCGGAAATCTCTAATCTACAAAATCGAACTGCGGCTACTAGGGCTGGGGCTTTTGGTGGCGGTAGGCAGGCTATAATGGAGTCTGAGGCTCAACGTAACATGCTCCGTAACCTTGCGGATATAACAGGCGAAGGATACAACACGGCGTTCCAACAAGGCCGACAGCAGTTTAATACTGAACAAGATCGACTACAAAATAACGCTATGCAGATGCGAGATTACGGGCTACGCGGGTTAGACGCGCAGTCACGCGCAGGAGAGGTGCAACGAAGTATAGAGCAAGAAGGCATACAAGCCGACATAGACCAATACTCGATGGAGCAGTTGTACCCTTACAAACAGCTACAGTTTCAACAATCTATGTACCAAAATATGCCTTTGGAAGCGCAGTCTTACAACTACTCTCAACCAAGCGAGATGGATAATTTTATATCTACATACGAGTCTCTCGGCGGGGACGTTAGTGGGGGTCTTGGTGGTATTATAGGTAACATAGGTGGCACCTTAGCTGGTGCTGCGGGTACGGCTTTGGGAGGTATAATCGGCGGTGGCGGCTCTAGCGGAGCGGAAGTCGTTGAAAGTGCCCCAACAAGTCAGTTAATTTAGATACGAACGATAGGGTACCACAATGATAGGTAACGTAGACGAGCAAGTGAGTACTATGGTGGACGCCTATAGAGGTAAACCACAAGTACTCCAACAAAAATACGCGATGACCAAAGACATGGTCACGTTGCTTGCGTTGCAGCGAATAAAGTCGGAACAAGACGCAGCTAAAAGACAGCAGAGCCTAAACGCACAACCCAACAACAGCACTGTACGGCAACAACGTGAGCAAGAAGTTGCTCAGAACGTAGGTGGTGTTGGGCAGCAACAACAGCAGCAACAAGCGGCTCGTGCTCAACAGATGGGAATACCCCAACAAGCTCCACAACAAGCTATGCCACAACAAGCCCGCCCACCTGTACAAGGTATGGCCGCAGGGGGCATTGTCGGGTATGAAGAGGGTGGAGTAGTAGACGATACAGTTAGTGTAGTAGGGGATTTGGCGGAATGGGCAAGTAATAACAAAGCGGAAGCTCTTTCCTACGGGCTGTTGTTCGTGCCGGGGGTTGGTTGGGCCATTGGCGGTGGGGTAAGAGCCGCGGCTGTGGTACTACCGAAGTTAGCAAAACTAGCTGGCCCTGCGGGGAAAGCAGCTCAGAAGATGGCGAAAAAACTACTCACCACTGAGAAGAAAATAGCGCCAAACGTTCCTAAATCCCCAACGGCCACTGCACTTAGCGCACCTAAAGTAGCAAGCGCAACGTCTATGGGTGCTGGGGGTCTGGGTCTTGCTGCATTGGGGGGCGAAGATTCGCCGGACGTAATGGCTAACGCCGCGGTGCCGACACCAACTTCGCCAGCTCCAACAGCTCCGGTACCCCGAGAAGACATGGGCGGCTTAGGAGTGCTAAAACCTAAAGATATACCCGATTCTCCCCCTGCTATGGGAGCGATGCCGGCGGGTTCTTCGTCAACCAGAACAAAGTCTAGCGTTAGTGGTGCTCTAGGGGGCGGTGCGGACACAAGACAGACAATCAAGGCGGAGGATTACAAACCAGACTTTAGTGGTATTACACAACTGCCTAGCCTCGATACCGAGAAACTTACTCTCAAGCAACGTGACGCCCTTGCAGCGGAGACAGAGAAACGCTTAGGCCGAGCAGGGATTAAAGAAGATCGTGACCGACAAATGGAGGGGTTAAAAGCGCTAAAAGACGAGTTCGGTATGACACCTGAAGAACGTGAGAAAGCGATAGGCACCGAAAGAGTTATGGCTGGATTAGGACAGGGCAGTATGACGGGTTTTGCCCAAGCAGGGCGTGCGGGCGCGAAAAAAGAACGTGACCGCCAACGAAGAATACTAGAAGGATATTTAGAAAGCGATCGGGCGATAACTAGCGATTTCCGTGCACGCGACGTAGATATTGGTAAGTCCGCTATAAAATCGGTTGAAGACGCGGTTAATAGTCTAGCTCAGAACGAGCGGGTTCTGTACTCCGCTGCGGCATCTATGCGAAATGAAGACATGCGGACGGCTGTAGCCGCAGCGGACAGAGCCTTAAAGATAGACTCCGCGAATATTGAGAACGATTTTGCCCGCACTGCTCTCGCAATAGAGCAAGCTAGTTCCATAAAAGCTGCTGGTGTTGAGAAGAGAAACAAGTTGGAAGAAACATACCGCAAAGGAGCTGAAGTTCTTTTCAAGGCGATTAAAGAGGCGCAAGACAACGATACAGAAGTATCACAACTTATGCGTAAGGCTGCCCAAGCAACAAACCCCAAAATGCGAGAGGAGTTGGAGCTTCAAGCGAGACTTAAAAAGGAAGCTATTTTGATTTCCGTCAACAAAGCAGCGGCAAGTTCGGGGCTGTTAGGTCAGATAGAGACTGCGGGGAATGCGTTAGGCTACGGTCAGACTTTTAAGGCGGGCGTCGATCAACTAGCAGATCCGGGTCAGTTTAACGATGTCTTAAACAAATACGGAACATAACAAATTGTCTGCTAAAACATTAGACCGCGCCTACCGAGCACTGGAATTAGCTGAAGCCACCGGGAATACTGAAGACGTACGTATTTTAAAAGATGCTATCCGGCAACTAGCTCCTCGACGCCCAGCCTTTGTAGAGGAAGAACAACGCCTACGGAAGGAGCGCGGCGCGAGTCTTGACCGACTTCGCCGGCTAGAGTCTGGCCCTATAGAAAACTTAATGTCCGGATTTGGTTCCGGTGCGGTTAACACCTACGAGCAAGCAGCGTTAGGTGGAGCCACTTTACTAAACGAAAGAAACGAAAGTGCTGTACGTGACCGTATTCGTGGTAGTGCGGAAGCAATGCGGCCTGAAGGAGGTGATCCAGAATCTATCCTGTACAACATAGGCTCCGGCCTAGGTAGTATAGCAACCACAGGTGCGGCCACACTCGCTGGTGGGTTAGCGGCTGGCCCCGCAGGAGCAATCGCCGCAGGTACCGCTGCTGGTGTGGGTACGCAAGTAGGTGAAGCAAGTGAACGTGCGCGGGCTCAAGGTTTGTCAGAGGAAGCTCGCAACAGAGCGATTACTGACCCAAGAATACTCGGCGCAGGTGCGCTAGAGACCGTCCCCTTCCTCAAAGCAATCGGCAAGTTTAGTAAACCTGCGGAGGCTAAGTTAGGTAAGATATTTAGTCCTGACGAAGTTAAGGGGATACAAAAGCGACTATCTAGTGCAAGTGCCACTGGTGGTGTGGAAGCCATACAAGAACTTGCCCAAACCGTTGCTCAGAACGTAGTCGAAAAAGGGTACAACCCAGACAAGGTACTGTTCGCCGACGCGAAAGAAGCCGCCGGATACGGTGGTGCTACGGGCTTTATCTTTCAGGCTCTAGTGGACATGTTACCCGGGAGGTCTCGTAGTACTCCTTCACCAGAAGAAGACGTTGCCGTAGAAGAACCGCCTACTGTTTTCCCTGATCCAGAAGAAGATCGAAAAGCGCAGGCTGAAGCGCGAGAGCGTTTAGACGAAGACCAAGGGGACATGTTCGCTGTAGAGCTAGAACAAACGCGGCGCAGAGTAGGTACCCCCGAAGAAGAGGCTCCCTCCACACCGTTCGGGCGTCGGCAAAAAGACGCACCTGCTAAGAAGCCCGCGCAAGGGGATTTAGTAGATCAAGCCGAGACGCAAGAAATAGACGAACTAATAGACGCTGATGAGACCGCCGAAATAGAACGTATGGTGGCAGCAGATAAAGAGCAGCCCAAGAAACAAAGTAAAGAAGAGTTGGCGGCGGTGAACGAGGCAGTAAAGAAAGCCTCGAAGGTAGAGTCGTTTAACCTGTTACAAGACACCCGTGCCAATAACGCGCAGGAACAGTTACGAGAGTTTACATTACGTAAGGTCATGGACGAGACCGACACTAAAAACTACAACACGCTAGAAAAAACGTTTGAGCGGGCACTGAAAGCGCGTGGCCCTCGTGCGGGGGAGCCAACACTAACACCTGCGGAACGTGCGAAGATACGGATTTTTGTTAACGTAGGGCGCTCTGCTGCCCAGTCTGGAGACGTTGGAAAACCAGACGTTACAAGTGAAAAACAAACCCTTTTGGAGTCGTTAATCCCAGAAAAACGTGCTCGAAAAGAACGCAATGTTGCAGAGGAAGTTACTGATGGCGGAAGAGCGAGCGTCGGATTATCTGACAGAGACAGTGGAGTCAGTGATGGAGCTGACACAACAAGAGTTGGAGTTGGCGCTCGAAGTGGTAGAGATAGCCAGCGAGAAGGGGTGGAGCAAACTGCCGATACCGGACAACCTACTACACTTGAAGAGCGACCACTGGGTGATGTTGGGGGATCTGCTCCAGTACCTGCAAGAGGAGGTAGAAGAGAATACGGTACACTAAAACTAGACCAGACTAAGTTCGGCACTGCCGAGAACAGCACCTACGACGTTAAAGATGGCGACGAGGTAGTCGGGGGAGTTAAATACAGCCCTAAGAAGCGAGTAATAAAAAATAGAAAGCAGGTAGGCACAGGTGCGTTTGTCGCCAAGTTAGACAACGGGCAAGAGGTAATAGCGGAGTCTGTACCTAAAGTAAAACAGGCGTTGGCAGCGGCGCAAACCAAAGCCAAAAGAACAACTGCTAAAACCAAGACAACAACTGCTAAAATTAAGACAACATCTTCTGGTGCTAAGACCTCTCGTACCTCGCCCGGGGCGAAACAAGTCAAGCCAGCACAGAAACAAGTTTCTATAAAAGTTGACCAGAAGCAAAAATCCGCGGCGTCGAAGAAACGTGATGTGCAGGAAGATACTATCGCAGCGAAGTACGTAGGTACGGAGAAAACGCAAAAACTCGCGGTAGAGAAAGTCCGTAGTGGGTTGGTTAACACTAATCTAAACGACGTGTCCTCCGACAATATCGAGAAAGTATACGCCGCTGCGTACGAAAAGCCGGTTAGGGCGAGTACTAAAGACCCTAGGACGGGCAAGTCCACTAGAGCGGCTCTTACGGAGACCCAAAAAGAACTAGTGGGCATGCAAGCCTATTTTAGAAAAGGTGTCCGTGTAGTGGATGCCTTAGAGTTTTTGGCGTATGACATAGCATTTAACACACCCAAATACCAAAAAACTGGGGAAAGCATACCCGAACTAAATGCTATGTACGCCCAGCAAGGCGGCAACAATGCGAAGCTCGCGTATAAATGGGCTAAAGAAAACTTGTCTGGAGACGTTGTCCGCAAACTAGACAAACGTATCGGGCAACTAAAACGCCAAGACGCGAAGACCGAAGCTGAGTCTGAAGCTAGGGATAAGGCTAAAGCCGATAAAGAAGCTGGTGTAGAGCCTGTCGAAATAGATAAAGAATATCGGGAAGACCAGACTAAACGCACTAGAGATTTCGAGCTGCCTAGTGAGGTAGATATACTCGATCCAGATACGTACGACGAATACTACAACAACTTCGACCAGTTCGACACTCCATTGTCGATGAAGTTAGACCGTCGGGACTACGAGGCATTGGGGCGTCCAGTGCATCCTAGCGTCGAAGCCCTACTTAGAAAAGGGGATCTCAAAAACGCTGTGTTGGCATTAGGGGCTACAGTAGATAGTACTCGACTACGGCAAGTTGCTACATTGTTGTCGCGCTATACTGGTAATACAGACGTACGGGTGGCGGAATACAACGACCCTGACGCACGCCGTGCGTTGATCGCAAAGGCGAACGAAGCGAACGTCTCAGCGGACAGTATCGCAGGGTTCTTCATCTCTCGGCCATTTGAGGGTATGACTAACACGATAGTACTTAGCCCTGTAGACATAACGGCTGAAACATTACTACACGAACTATCCCACGCGGCTACGTTGGAGACTCTACGAAACCCTTCTCATCCGATGACTAAAGCGTTGGAAAAATTATTTGCGGATACTAAACCTAACCTAGGCACCGCGTACGGCACAATAGACGTACAAGAGTTTATCGCTGAAGCGTTCGGCAATCCTGAATTCCGCGTAGCGTTAGATAGCATATACCCCGACGCAAAAGACGTAAGCGCCTTACGTAGATTCCTTAACATAATAGGGAACTGGTTTCGCGCACTAAGGGGCAAGTCCAAAATTACGGTTGAAGCCCTAGCGCAAGGGCGCTCTGCTGGTGATCAGGTTGACGCTATGATTCAGCAGATACTCAACCCCGCGCCGAACATTGGTACCGCCGCGACGAAAGAGAACATGAACCAACCCGCGGCGTTGTCCGGCACAAAGGAGAACGTCAACAAGATACTTGAGGGTATTAAAGAAGTTACTGGTAACTCTTTTACTAGGAGTGAGGAGACTCGATTCGGGGACAGGGTTTACGACTTTGTAGTCAACGCTTCAAATAGAGCGGGCAAGATATTGTACGACGCGTTAGGCAGTCAAGCACTAGCCGACCAAGCCAAGAAGATAGACGCAACGTTAGGCAAGTTAGCGGACAAGGTACACAAAACCTTAGAGACACAGCGTGCAGAGTTGCAAAAAGTAGATGACCGGCTGAAAGCTACGTCGTACAGAACTGCTGCATGGATGAAGAGCCATCCAGAAAAAGAGGATTTGTACAACGATGTAGTGTACACCAGCACTACAGAACAGGTAGACCCCTCGAACCCTAGAAGTAAGTACGAAAAAAATGAAGCCAAGTTAGCGGTATATAAAGAACTCCGCAAGAAGTGGGACAAACTCGGCCCAGAAGGGCAAGCTGTCTACATAGACATGCGAGACCAATATAAATCTTTGTTCGACCGACTAAAGGACGTTGTGTTGGCAGAGGCGGGCGACGCTAAAGACTCTAAAACTGGCGAGAAGCTAGGCGATGTACTAACCCGTAAGTTATTTGACAAACGTAGTCTGGAACCTTATTTCCCGTTACTACGTGAAGGTAACTTCAAGCTAGTGTACGAGACTAAAGCCGAGGTTTTGGAAGCTACCGCTAGAGACGAAAGAGCGTTTAAGCGGGACAAGGTAACTGTGCTTATGTTCAACACTCGTAAGGAGCGGGAACGCGCTATTGCCAAACTAGAAAATGACCCTACTGTAGAGCGTAACGAGGACGGCTCTCTAATGATCGAGATAGGGGACAATGGGCAGATAGACTACACCTCAAAAGATGCAGTTCCTCCCACAGCTTTCGTGAGAAACATACTTACGCAACTTGAACAGGCACAAGTAGACTCTGCGGTGACTAACCAGATACTCAACATGTATATCGACGCTTTGCCAGAGTCGTCCTACGCCAAATCGTTAAAGGCGCGTGAAGGCAGTCCGGGGTATAAAGTAGATGCCGTGTATACCTTTAACCGTAAAGCCTATGATTTGGGGCGACAAGTGGCACGTCTTGAAGTAGGTAACTCGTTACGAGACCTACGCGCTGAACTTGGCGAATATAAGAAAGTGATGGACAAGAAGATGGAGACAGACCCTAAATTGGCTGAGAGGTTAAAAGGGTTCGATAATGCTGCGACTAGCATCCTACAACGTACCGATTTCGGCATAAAGCCCACCACTCCTTACCAGAATTTGTCTCAAGCAGCCAACCGGTTAGCTTTTTTCTATACGATAGGGTTTAACGCTTCATCTGCATTGGTCAACGCCTCGCAGATACCGTTGTTTGTTATGCCATATTTTGGTGCTAGGTATGGGTACAAAAAGACAGGTACGGCTATCAGAGAGGCGGCTCGGATAATAACGTCGAGCACCAGCACGCGGCAGTTACGCGCTTTAGGTAAAGACAAGGACGTAATGACAGTTAAGGGACAAATTAGTATTGATAACTATTTTGCCCCCAATGCGGGGGGGATACTTGAGTTACGTACAGACATAAAGTTCCCTGATGAGGCTACTAAAAAACGAGTGCAAGAGCTACAGCCCCTTGTGCAGGCAGCTTTAGATCGTGGGCGGTTGAACCAATCTTATCTAGCTGATGAACTTGAGTTGACTCAGTCAGGGCGGGCGCAAACCTTTGTGGACAAAGCCACTAAGATGTCAGCGTTCATGTTTCACAACGTCGAAATCTATAACCGACAAGTAGCCATGACCTCTGCATATTTGTTAGAGTTAGACAGACTTCGTGAGGGCGACCCTAAGAAGAAACTCAGTGCCGCACAGTACCAAGAAGCGGCGGACACAGCGTTGTACCGAGAGACACAAACAAACGGTGGCGCGGTTACAGAAACAGGTTCTCGTTTGGCGCAAACCGACCTTGGGCGCGTCGCGCTTATGTATAAGAACTACGGTATGCAGATGTATTACACCATGCTGCAATCGTTTAATGCTGCGACAAGTAGTCTGTCGAAAGAAGACCGAAGTATAGCGCGTAAGGAATTAGCAGGTGTTTTGGGTACCTCTCTACTTATGGCGGGGGCACAAGGTATACCAATGTACGGCGCAGTGCGGCTATTGTTTAACCTGTTCGCAGGCGATGACGAGGAAGACTTCGATACTACTGTACGTAGGCACCTTAGTTCAGAATTGCTATTTAAGGGGGTTCCTACAGCCATGCTCGGTGCAGATGTAGCCTCCCGAATAGGACTAGCAGGACTACTTATACAGACGAACAAATATAACCCTGAAGCCTCCCCAGAAGAGCAGATATTTCACTACCTCGCTGGCCCCTTTGGGAGTACGATGAAATCTATCTATCGCGGCACGGAGGACATAAGCAGGGGGAACTACGAACGTGGTATAGAGAGCATGTTACCCGCCGCTGTCCGTAACGCGTACAAAGGCTTAGTGCGATACCCCCGAGACGACGGAGCATTGACTCGTCGAGGAGACCCCATCTTCACCGATATGACCCTCGGAGACTTGGGCGCGCAGATACTAGGTTTCGCTCCGGTCGAATATACTCGGGCGCAAGAACAAAACATGTTGTTCAAACGCATAGACAAAGCGGTGAATGAGAAGCGGAGTAGTCTCACGAAGAAGTTATACATAGCAGAGCGAATGGGGGATTTTGAAACCGCCGACAAAATTATGGACGACATATACAAGTTTAACGACAAACACCCAACCGCAGCGTTAAGTGGTAAGGCTATTAAGAAGTCGCTGAAATCGCACGCGGCTACTAGCGTAAACATGCACAACGGCGTAGTGATCAACAAGAATATGCGGGAAGCAATAGCGGAGCTAAAAGCGGATCTGGATGCGGGACTGTGACCCTTAGTAGCTACTCCGCCAAGTAGGGAGGGATACCCGACGGAGTAGCTGGGCCTTACATAGGAGAATGACTGCAACTGCACAATCAACGCCAATCTATCACAATAATCGCCAAATGCGAACCCCCAAACGATCATTTTCTACTGTAACGTTTTGAACAATATCGTAGCCGCGGGGGGTTACGACATCCTTTACTTGCTGTACACATCGTTTAGTATTTATACAAGGTACGAAGAAGGAAGACCCCACTACAAAGTCCTCCCACTTCACTACTACCCAAACCCCATCGGGGTTAATATCGAAGGTTCTACGAATCCCCTGATTCACTGGCCTGCTCAACGTCTAGCTTAATGATAAATGTTATTACCGGCTGCGCTAACACCTGTGCGGGGGTACCTTTCATAATACGTTTTCTGAGTGTCTCCGCCCCTAACTTAGACTTCAGCTCCTTTAAGAACTCCGCGTAGTTGACCTGCTGCTTACCACACCACTTCTTCAGATATTTGGGTACGATAAACACCTTGTTTAAGTCAGTCTCGTACCTACCGAACACGTCTTGCGAGGGCATCATCTCAGGAATGACTAGTTGGTCTAACCCGTTGCCATTACCCTTACGAAGGTCGTCGGTGCTTTTTATCTTCAAAAATTTACCCCAATGTTCTAGGAGGTATTCCGTGACGAGTTGTTCCACATCAGTGGTCATATCAATGGTATTAGCTTTATTGGCCTCGATAACACCAACAATAAACTTCTGTGTTTTGGTTATATCGTAGTCTATCAACCCAACCTTCTTGGCGATAAGTAGCCCGCTGATAGTCGCGGCAGCATGGATAGACCAGAACCTATTGATGTTCTCTAGTTTAGCTAGGGCGTCAATCCGTTTCCGTACGTCTATGCACAACTTGGCAACGGCGTCTACGTTATTCATTATGTACTGCACGTACGGGATAGCTGCCTGCCCATAATTATCCCCCAACGCGGCATTGAATTTGTCCGTCTCTTCCTTTGCAAAGATTGATTTCTTACAGTGACACTCCAGCATACGTTGCGCTTCGGCCATCGGGGAGTTCTTGAGCATGCTAATGACTTCGATAATACTTGTGTTACCTGTGGTAACAGCTAGAAGCTGCCAAGGTAGCCCCCTAAAACGTTCGGCGTTCACCGAACCCACCATTCGGTTGCGCTGCTTACCTGTGGTTAGCTGGTACACTAAGTCTGAAAGTTTATCCCCACTCTCGTTAGTCAGTTCATCCATATACAGAGGTAGGTTGTGGTATATCTCGCCCCTGTTCATCTTAGTATTGTGGGTGTCAGTCTTCTCAATAACTAATGCTTCAGGACTCCCCCACACTGTAGCCGCTGCGTGCAACGCCGTAGTCTTACCGTGCCCAGTTCCTTTACTGTGGATATGCAGCGCCGCGCATTTCTCGCGTCCGAAGAACGGCATAAGTATCGAGCCGAACGCTGTACCTACAACGTATTGGTGTAACTCCAACCCGTCGCGGTTATAGAAATTCACACAATCTTTCCACCCCTGTAACGAACCTTTCGGCTCCATTGCGGGGAATAGTCCGGCGGTCTGCGTCGATGGCGGGTTAAACGATATGCTGTTAGCTTCTATCGTAGTGTTGCCCCAAATAAATGTATCGTAGTTGTTGTTTTCTGCGTCAGTCCAACCAAACTGCCTATGTGCATCTATCACTTTTTGTGTCGCCTGTAGTTCGTTTACCCACGATAGTACGTACTGCATTATTTTATCCACTTTCGGTACAGCTACTCCTTGTTTAGACATCTCCTTACGGAACTCTTCACGAGAAGTGACCGACATTAGTGGGATCGTAAATTCTGAAACACCGTCTTGGGGCTTATGTAGTCGCATAGCGACAACCTCGCCAGTCTCAGGGTCTTTTATACGCTGCGTTACGTAAAGATCATTGTGGTATATCAGTTCTTCCTCCACATCCCCGTCAGCGTTAGATGAGCGCATATACACTCCTCCGTTAGCCCCTCGGAAGTAAGGTTTCGGGTATTGTGGGATTACATAATTAAGTTTAGGTGCGTTGGGTAAGTTAGTCGCGGTCTCAATAACTTCATTAGGAGCCGCCTCCTTAACCCGCGAACCTAACGATATAGGAGACTTTACCTTCCCCCAGTTAGGGCAGTCGGTGCATACTCCCTCGTAATTAGAATCGAACGTGCTGCACAGGTACGGCCCCTTTATCCGGTCGAACTTCTCTGCGGTATCCCCTTCGTCGTACTCAGGATGTTTATGAGATATTATCTTCGCAGCTTTTCTGCCGTCGGCGCAGAACTTAGCGATAGACAACCCAGCTCGCCACATCGGTTCGCTGGTATTTTCTTGGTCAGTGACGATTATCTCTAACTGCCTACACCCCCTGCCTTCCGCCGTCTTCTCAAGTATAGTTCTAAAACTACTTTCTTTATTACGTATTATCGCGTCGAGAAACGCACTTGCCGCATCTTGTTCAACTTTAGTAGGAACAGGTATCGAATCCAAGCCTAACTTACTAATGAACGTTTCAAAGTCAACCAAACCCCCCTGCATAGCCACAGTAACTTCTTTGGGTGTATCTTGTTTGTGGTTGTGCGTCAGTGGTATACGAAGTACTCGGGCGCAATCAGCAGTTACAGCAGGGTCGGCACGTAGGCCATATTCCGACATTACTTTCTTAAACTGTGCAGCCGCGCATGACCAATCGTGCATAGGTACGTGTTCTTTGAGCATCCAATAAACATGTACCCCGTAACCCGAATTAACTACAGTAGGTTTTGGTAAATCAAACTGCTTACAGAAAGCACGTAGGTCGGCTATAGCCTCATCTCGGGTAGCGTATTTTTTAGGGTCGTCCCCAATATCTAAGTCTATAAAAAACGATTTTACGTTCTGTACTTCCTCAGCGGTTCGACTACCTGCGTCTGCGAAAGATCCTAACGCAAAGAAAGTATCCCACCCCCGTGAATCCCATATTGCAGCGGCGTCTACCAACTTCTCCCTACTATTAAAAAATACCTGCCGGCGATTTTCTTTTTCTTTTCCCCCGTCTTTCAACGCGAGCAGGCAATAGAAGTTACCCTCCGCTAATGCCTCCCTCAAAAATGATAAAGCGTCCATAGTCCCCCCATGAAAGTAAAATAACTACGGTAGAGGAATCCCCCTACCGTAGCACGGAGGTAGACTATTCGTCGTCCCAACCACTCACTAAACTTTCTAGATCGGAAGCATCTGCTTTTTCGACTTTAGGGGTAGCTTTTTTCCTAGCTACTTTTTTTGGTGGGGCTTCGGCTGGTTCTTCGTCGTCGCCAAACAGATCGTCAGATCCGTCGTCGGGCAACTCCTTAGTCTTAGCAACGGCATCGACTTTAGTGGCGAAAGGATTGTCGCTACCCTCGTCTTGGTCAAACCCTTCAACTTCCCCGAATGGGTTGTCAGCTTTCATCTCCGCGTACTGTACAACTTGTACAGCTTTCAAACGTAGAGACACACCGTGGTCACGCATGTTGTAGGGCACGAAAATAACTGCGAGGTTACACGTACTGCCGGTGGTTAGCTGAAAGTCTTCTGGTAGCTCCTTACCTTTAGCGTCTACTTGCAGCGGCTTCTTAGTAGGCTCCCCACTGTACGCGCCCTTGAGTTTAGCCTTACCAATATACCGTCCGTCGTCGTGCTTCTCGAAAGGCATATCTAACTTCTCAGGCCATTTGTTTTCACGCTTCTCGGCGTACGCTTCGGCCATGCACTTGAACAGCGCCTTAGCTTGATCCTTGGTCATCAAGAACTTAGTCTCGTACGCAGCGTTTTCGGCCAGCGGGTCACACGGTACAGAACGGTTCTCTGCTTGGTCAAAGTGGTACGTACGGTTAATACGTGGGTATAATATTTCTACATTGTCGATCATTTGCATTGCTCATTCTCCTAAGAATGGTTGGTTGGATGTTCGTACCCTTCGACAATTCCAAAGGGTGACGAGGTTGCGCTTCGCTCATTGCTGGGCAAAGTTATTGCTTCGATTGTATCGGGATGGTTAACCAAACCCGTAACAAGGTTTAACTCTGCTTCTTCGAGAGGACGTACTGGTTTGAAGAAGACTTTAGGTATCGCCGCGGCTTCGTCAAAATATATTTTTGTTACTACAGATATAGCAGTTGTATTATGTTCGGACAAAAATTTAGCGTAATTCTGTAGCGGCATATTGCCCCCGACAGTTTTACCAAAAATAGAAGTGGCTGGCAACTGAATTTGATAAACCCTTTCTAAATCGTCCAACATAACAACGGCTATTCGCTGCGAAAACCTACACGCCCTCCCCGCCCCCGAGGAACCGCGCACATTCTGCGGGCAGTCCATACACCGACGACTTTGTATTTGCTCGTCCGGCACATCAGGGTCAGGTGTTTGCGTAGTGCTAGACCAACAAGTTGGTGCAGCTAACTTAGCGGGATCAAATTCGCCAGAGAAGTAAGCGCGTGAAACTTTCGCTGCATTGACAATAACGCACTCAAGTTCCAGTTTGTTATTAGAGAACATGCCGTCGCGTAAGCTAATCCTACGCATTACATATCCTCGTCAAGGGCAATTTCTACTACACTTTTAGGGGCATCTTCCGCGCTAGACAATGCGTGCACTACTGCGGGCAAGTTAAACCGATACGTCTGCCCTACTTTGATGTATGTGTCGCTTGGTATAACACCCGTCTTAACCCACTGCCGTAGCGTGGTTATAGCCAACGATAAACGTCTACCCACCACTTCGATAGGGACGTACGTTGGAGTTTCTTCGACTGATCCACTCATTACTTTTTCCTCACTGCTAAAGTGTATTCTGAATCCACATTAAGCCCCATAGGAACTTTATCTGGGTTTTCTTCTAGGTACTCCCGCACGTTCTTTTGGTTCAAACGCTTATCGAGAAACTCAGGGACTTCATTCTCCATGATGAACTTGTGCATGGACTCCCAATCGCTAGTCCAATACCGCGTTTTGGTTGAACGAAAGAATGTACCCTCGCTAGTGCGGATACTCTCTATACCGTTGTCCCCCAAGTACTTGAGTAACGCATCTCGAACCGCATCAAGCTGTGTCGCAAGCGCGCCGTCCGCTTCCTTAAACTCCTTACTTATCTCCGCACGTCTAGCCTTTATCTTATGATGCACGCGCACTAATTGTTCCAAATCTATGTCTGACATACTGCCCCCTATTAGTTTGTGTTAGGTGTTGAGTATAACTACTAGAAACTAATTATTCAAGTATTTCGTTATATAAATCTATCATTTTTGTGTGTACGTCTATTCTACCGTCTAGTAAATGGTACACGCGTTTCTCCGCGAACGATCCTTGTAACTGTACTACCGTGCATTTGTGGGTCTGCCCCGAGCGATGCACCCGTGCGTTGGCCTGTGCGTAAGTTTCTAACGAACTGGTCGGCCCCCACCACACCACTGTGTTTGCAGCAGTTAAGGTTACTCCGTGTGCTGCGGCTTGTGGTTGTATGACTAGTACTTTCGGGTTGTCTGTTTCTTGGAACTGTTTAAATATTTCGGTGCGTTTCTTTGCAGGTACGTCGCCGCGTATAACATCAGTCGTTATACCATCCGCCCGTAACTTGTTTGTGAGTATGTCGATGACATGCTTGAACGGCACGAATACTAAAATCTTTTTACTGGACTCGTCTATTACCTCACGTAACACTCTATACCTGTGGGTAATGTCAAACTCTAACGCCTCACCTGTGTCGGTGTACACTGCGCCGGCGCTTATCTGTAGTAGTTTATTCATAGCAACAGCCGCATTAACTGCGGTGACATCTTCCCCGCTTGTCTGGACTAACAACTTATCCTTGAGTTGCTTGTAATACTTCTTCTGTTGTCGGGTCAATTCAACCTGCCGTTTAACGTACACCATAGGGGGTAGGTCTAAACACTCCTCCTTAGTAAAGCGTATCGCAGGCTGAAGCGCCTTGAACACAACGTCTGTAGCCGTATCTTTGGGTACCCACTTAAACTGGGTTATCTTGACCATCACTCTGTCACGAAAAGCTCCCGCGAACTTAGGTACTCCATGCGGGTTGACCAACTTGGCAAGGCCGTACGCATCCACTGGACTTTGCGCGGCTGGCGTACCTGTCATTAACCACAACCAAGTGTCAGGCGTGACTAACTTGTTTAGGGTCTTCCACCGTTTAGTCTGCGGGTTTTTATAGTGTGTAGCTTCGTCGATGATGATGCAATCAAACCCACCCGCTGCTATGACATCTTGCACTATCTCTACACCGTCGTAATTTATGATGACAAAGTCTGCGCCACCCTCGATTATTTTTCGGCGTTTTTCTTTCGCCCCGTGCGCTACGTCAACTGTTCGGTGCATAGCGAATGTGAACAAGTCTGCGCGCCATGCACTGTCCATAATAGACAAAGGACATATCACCAGCACGCGGTTGATCTTTCCTTGCTTCATCAAATAGTCCGCTGCCCATATAGCACTGGCGGTCTTACCCGTACCCTGCTCGTTAAAGCAGAACGACTTCCTGTTCATAGTAAGAAAGCCGGCTGTCTTCTTTTGGTGGGCGAACGGTTCGTACTTGCCTGTCCACTTGTACCTACCCTCTATAGGGGACGGCGCTTTTATGTCCATGTTACGTAGCGTCTTCGCTTCGTCTAAACCCCAATGCACAGCAACATCTTTGTCTACCACCTTACTCTTTGGTATTACCGACGTTACTTTTTCTGGGTTACGCAGCCTAAGCAGTAGGGCTTTGTTTTCAAATATTCTCATTTTTTCTTCTTGTAGTTGCGTTTGCGGTTAGCAGAAGAACTCTCTACCTTATACCCATCTTTGTTCGAGCCACCCTTCGACAGGGCTTTGTTGTGAGAGACATCTTTACCCTCACGTTTATCGGCACGCCCGTCACCGTTCTTGTCGCCGCCATTCTTCTTGGCTTTTTTATCCAACGCACGTCTAGCTCGTTGGCGTTCCATTCTCGCTGCGTGCTCTTTCGTGCCCACGGCGGGGTTCTTCTGTGACTTGCGGTCTGCTGGATTCTTGTACGGCATTTTTATTTACCTCGTTGTGTTTAAATATGCGATCAAACTCTGCGTTAAATCGCTCTAAGTTTGCTGGTCTTTGTCTACTACCCTTACTCACTTTACTATCTCCCCTTGTCGTTTATGTTGGTGTTATATGCACACATGCTGCCCAGTTCTTCGCTTCATAGACTCTGCGGAAACTAAGTCTAATTCTTCTTTAGTTCCGTCATTAGAGCCTTTTCCTTGTGTCGTAAACTTGCAAACAACACATTCATCATGCCATTGCACAGAAACGCCTTGCTCGCTTATCTTTGCCCATCGTCTGTCACACTTAGGGCATATAACAAAGCTATCAATCGGATCACCATCAGCATAAGCATAAGCAGCATCGGCAGCAGCATCATAGGCAGCATCATAAGCAGCACTAGCCTTGTCAACTTCTTCTTTAGTTACCATCACTATCTCCCGTTGTCGTTAATGTTGGTGTACTGTTCCACAGACATACCGTCGCCCCTAGTTCTTACACCAACTCTTTTAGCTTCAGAACGACTAAATAGTTTTTCTCGGCAAAAACGACAAAGGTTATCATAGCTACTGGCATGGCCTTTACCGCACTTACATCTATCACTCATCTCACTATCTCCCGTTGTCGTTAAGCCCTGTGTTATAACGCTTCCCAGCAATCAACAGATGTAGAATCTGATGCGCTTACAACCACGCACTCTACACCTGCTTTTGGTGTAATTATCTGCGTATGCAAAGTTGCAGCATTAAAAAACCTAAGCACATACATGCCACCCAAAATCAAACCAATTACCACCACTACAGCTATTACACCTAAAATAATTTTCTCTTTCATAACTATCTCCCGTTGTCGTTTATGTTGGGTTATAACTCTTTGCCTTTACGGTAAGCGTCTATAGTTTCTTCGATCATCTCTAGCACCTCATCATCAATAGGTTGCCCAGTCCATTGAAATCCGTTTATCATTGTAAGTAATTCAAGCCCATACCCGTCATCACGGATCATTACTTTTTTCTTATCTCTAGTCGCAGTTATTTCTAAGCTCATCTACTATCTCCCGTTGTCGTTAATGTT